AGCAGGGACAGATGGCAGGGTGGACGACACCATCGGCGACGGACGGAACGCGAGGGGGATCGGGGATCACGGACGGAATGTCGGGGAGCAGTCTGACCCAGTTGTCGAAGATGGCAGGGTGGGCGACACCCAACACGATGGACAGTCTGCCTCTTCGGAGCAAGGAAGCGATGATCAAGATGCACCAGACGACAAGAAAGAACAGATCGTTTCCGTGCAATCTGAGGGAGCAAGTGTCACCGGACATGATCGAAGCGGTGATGGAGGCGAAGGGGGAGGTGTTGCCGGAACCCACGCCCATGAGACTAACGGTTTCTGGTCAGATGCTGACTGGCTCCTCTGCCGAGATGGAAAGTGGAGGCCAGTTAGACCCCAGTCATTCCCGTTGGTTGATGGGGCTACCGCCAGAGTGGGACGACTCCGCGCCTACGGCAACGCCATCACAGCGCAAGTCGCGCAAGGGTTAATCGAAAGTTACATGGAGGTGAGAGATGAGTAACAGAAAAATTTTAACCAGTAAAAAAGCCATAAAGTTTGAATTGCAGTTGGCGGAGGTTGGTTGCATTGCACACTTTCTTGGAGACCAAAGTCGCAATGTAGAAATATGGGGCAACACAATAATTGGAATGGAGGACTGGCAAGCGGAGATCCTCCATCGATTAGCCAAAGAGTTCAAGGAAGCGGAACATGAGTTGCACCAGTTTAGTTTAGAAGGAGAGGTGGCATGACTGACCGTGAAATGGAAGACATGTTGGATGAGATATTCCGAAAAGTATTTAAGGAGGATTGGTGATGGGTAAAGTAAAATCATGGGCCATGGACCGAGAAGAGAGGGCCGCAGCTCGTGGGGCAGCAGACAAATATTATGGAAGATATCCTGTGCCTCACTTTTGGAAGGACAGCTTGGGTGTGGACTTTGTGACAGAGAAGGAAATGTCCGAGAACGAGATCGAAGCGTACTGGGAAGGGTGGCGCAACGAAGAAGACAGGAAGGACTGGGGCTGATGAAGTTATCAATATCAGATACAGGACGTGTGGTTCTTATTCCAGAAAATACAACGGTGGTTTTTACTACTGAAGGAGACTTGGCCTCATTGTGTGATATAGTGGGGTCATTAGCAATCGATCAGTTCGACAATCAAGAAGACTATCGGGCTGTAATAAATGAAATCTTTTACGAATGGAGGAAAACAAATGTTCAAAGAATTATGGCAAAGGATTAAAACCAAACAGCGGACAGGCGCAAAGCTTACTCGCAAGGAACAGATCTTGGCAGAGTTGGATCGAGACATCGGGACCGCAAAGCAGATTGCTGACAGGTCAGGTTTGAAGCTGACGATTGTCCGCACGACACTGTCTCAACTCAAAAAGGCAGGGAAGATCCGAGACACTGGCAAAGATGCAGGGAACGAGAGCATCTGGGAGGTTGTCAAAGGATGATCGAATACTTCACAGCGATGGTGATTGCATACAGTGTGCATGATCGAGAGTTCGAAACGGCTGTGTGGTTTGAGAGCGAGAAGCATTGTTCGTCAGCCATGAACAGCGGAAGTGCAGATGGGATCTACAACCATCTGTACGACCTCTACGGCAATGACATCATGATGGTGTGTCACAAATCAAACACCGTATCGAAGTTAATTAGACCGAAGTTAAGACCCAGAAAGGAGGAATGATATGGGCGATGAGCAGTTATCAACATGGCAAGCAGCACAGTTGCACTGGCTAAAAAGACAGGTGGATAATTTACAGGAGGAAGAACACAGGACAGACGCAAGGCCTGGAATAAAGCGAGAGCTGTGGGCCGCAAGGGAAGAGCTTAACGATTACGTTAGGCAACTCAAGAAAGTTGGTATATCAATCCACAATGGTGGTCGGTGATGAGCCGATGGAGCAAAGCGGAGAGAGAGCTACAAGGATACAAAAGAAAACTGGCATACGGAAACGAAAAGGTTTCATTGCCCCAAGCACCGTGGGAGGAAGCGGATGAAAGCAAAGATCGAGTTGATCAGCACGTTGATCAAGAAAAAAGAAACAGAACTGGACGACATCCAGTGGGAGAACCCTGACGATCCAAGGATCGAGGACCTAGTAAAGGAACTCAACTACTATAAAAACAAGTACGAGCAGGGCGAATTGTTTGAACCTAACTTTTAATTGCAACCAGAGCGCAACCAATATATAAGCTGCAAACAAACGGAGAATAAAATGGCTAATAAAAAGCAAGATGAAAAAAAGTTTCAGAATGTGGGGGTGTTCAAAGAGGACATCGAACTATTAAGGAAGCTTGCTGAGAAAGAACAAAGGTCCATGGCCCGACAACTTTCTGTCATCATTCGAAAAGCTGTTGCCGAACAAAAGGCTGCATGATAGAATAACTCATACACTGCTCGATGGGATTACGCGCCTGTTGTCTCATCGTTGGACGCTCAATGGTCCACACTCGGCCCCGACTGGTTAGGAAAAAATGTAGCACTGTCCACGTCGGGGTCACTTTTTCTTTTTAGGAAACTCTTTCTTTTTATAACCACGCACTTGCGCTGCTGTCATTCGAGACCACCCTCGGGAGAATGCTCGAGCGACATCGAAGTCAAGCCCAGTTAACTTTGCAATTTCTTTTGCTGTAGTTTCCTCGGACGCATGACCTGTGCATCGTTCTTCGAGCAGCTTGGTTATTTCTTTGGGGTCAAAGTCAGCCAATCTCTAGCCTCTTCACCTAATACTTTTGCACTGATATCGATCTTGGATTGTAGTGATGTGACAATCTTTTCATCGATGGTTCCGTCTGTGATAAGATCAACGTAGGTCACGTTATTCTTTTGTCCAATGCGGTGTGCTCGATCTTCTGATTGTGATCGGGTCTCGAGGTTGAAGTCATTGGCGTAGTACACCACGAGATCCGCTTCGGTCAGGGTCAATCCGTATCCCGCTGTAGCGGGGTTGCCTACGAAGAACTTTAGTTTGGAGTTCTTGTCTTGAAACTTCTCGACAATCCTTTGCCGCTCGTCGTCTGGGGTATCCCCATAGAACGAGGCCGCACAACCTTCACCAAAGGTTTCGTTTAGCATCTTGGTAATCTGTTGGATGTCGTATCGAAAGCGTGACCAGATGATAGCCTTGCCATCGTGTTCTTCGATCACTTCTTTCAATGCATCCATACGTTTGGAATCGAAGTATATTGTTTCACCATCGTCGGTCTTGAGATGACCGGACATGATTTGCTGCAAGCGCAGCATCTGGGTGATAACAGCAGGAGCCGTGGACAGTTCGCCACTATCCAACATGACGAGGGCATACTGCTTGATTGAGTTGTACATCTCTCGTTGTTGCTTGGTCATCTCGACATACCGCACTGTATAGATCTTCTCGGGTAGATCGAGGCAGTCTTTTTTGAGCACTCGATATGAAAACCTATCGATCCTCTCGGTCAGTTCATCGAGGTTCTTGTATCCTACGATCTGTTGAAACGAATGAGCACCCATGGTTTTGCGCTGCACGACTGCGTATCTGTATTGAAATGAGTAGTAGGAATCGTAGCCAAGAAGGCCTGGGCGAAGGAACTCGCACTGTGAATATATATCCATAGGACTTTTTGTGATGGGAGATCCTGTAAGTAGTCTTTTGTACTTGAATGCTGCTGCAATTCTCATTAATGCTTTAGTGCGTTTGGCTTTTGGATTCTTGATGGTGGTGGATTCGTCGACGGCAATCAATCCATTTCGACCAAACGCACGACCCATCCACTCCCCTCCCGTCCTGCCTTTGACAGATGAGAAAGCCTCCACATTCATGACAAAGATTGTGAGGCCTTCGAACTTCTCACCAACAGATCTCATCTCTGCCTGTTGGGTTTTGTTTGGCGAGGCCACCCATCGGATTATTCGATGCGGCACATCATCTGACATATGCTCTGGTATTTCTTTGGCTACCCAGTTTCGATACACGCCCTTCGGTGCGATCACTAAAGCAAAGTCTATCTGTCCTGACAGGTACAGCATACCTATGTTATCGAGTAAAACTTTTGATTTCCCTGTTCCCATCTCCATAAAGTAACCGAACTCTGGTCTATCCCATCCCCGTTCGAGTGCGGTTAACTGGTGAGAAAATGGTTTTAATTTGTAATTGTAGTTGACAACCACCACATATCTCCACTATTGTCTTCAATACGGATAGCATAGTGCGTCCGTTATATCAACCCTGAAGAGGAGAAACTTATGGACGATATATTTGAAGACATGTTCGACGAATCGGCAGCACTGTCGTCAGTCGATACTGGAACCGGAAAACAATTAAGTCAACTGGTTCGCAATCTCCGCAACATCGAGCAACAGATCGAGGATGCAGAGAGCCACATGAAAGCACTGAAGCAGGAGAAGCACAAGCTCTCCGTAGAAAACATCCCTGCACTCATGGATGAGATGGGCCTCGAACGTATAGACGTAGACGGTCTGACTGTTGAGCGTAAGATGATTATCAGTGCATCAATACCGCAAGACCGCAAGGAAGACGCATTTGCATGGCTGCGTGAGAACGGATTGGACGACATTATAAAGAACGATGTCACCTGTTCCTTTGGTAAAGGTCAGGACAATCTGGCAGGGGACGTTGTTGGAATACTACAAGACCGTGGTTTCGATCCAGTGACCAAGACCCATGTACATCCATCCACACTCAAGGCTTTCGTAAAGGAGAGAGTCACGGATGGTAAACCCATTGACCTCGATATGTTCGGGGCATTCATTTCAAATGCAGCGCAGATTAGGAGGAAAGCATAATGGCGACCGCAGTAGCAAAGAAAAAAGAGACCGCAGTATCAACAGATGTGATGGATGACATCCTTGAGTTTGCAGGGGAGGGCGCAGCATACGACAGTTCGGAAATGCAAATTCCGTTTGTCCGTATACTGCAAGCCATGTCACCTCAGTTGAAGAAGCGTGAAGCTGAGTACATCGAAGGCTCAGAGCAGGGGGACATGTTCAACACTGTAACCAAACAGTATTGGACAGGGGAAGAAGGTGTGACTGTCATACCTTGTTTCCAAACCACCAAATACCTAGAGTTCACACCGCGTGAACAAGGTGGTGGGTTCCGTGGTGAGATCGCACCAACAGATCCAGTCTTGCAAAAGACTGAGCGTCAGGGTGCAAAAGAGATCTTACCTAGCGGCAACGAACTGGTGAAGTCTGACCAACATTACTGCTTGGTTGTAGATGACGAGGGTTCTTTTCAACCTGTAGTTATCGACATGAAGTCTAGCCAGTTAAAGGTTAGTCGTCGTTGGAAGACCCAGATCGCGATGCAAAAGATCAAGCATCCGAAGACAGGTCAGTTAATTACACCACCGTTGTTTGGCAATCAGTGGAAGTTTACCACTGTCGAAGAGTCCAATGACCAAGGTACGTGGTTCAACTACTCTATCGAAAAGATCGGTTTGTTAGAGAACCGAGATCTCCTACTTGAGGCTAAGTCATTCCGTGACAGTGTAGCCGCAGGTGAAGTGAAAGCTGCCCCAGAAGTCGAGGACTCTCCCTCGAAAGACGGAGAAGAAATCCCCTTCTAGGTAGCCTGGGGGCGGTTATTTTCCCTTGCCGCCCCTTTTTCATTTCAACAGGAGCAGTAAATGTCACAAGCGAAGAAGCTTCTTGCCGCGTACACTGGCGCATTGTCCGCACATGGGACAACTACGGTCGGTAGGATCGGACGTAACGGCAAGGCAGAAAGCCAGAGTAAGATTGTTCGAGAGCCGATGACCGAGAAGATTGTGCAGGGACACATCGACGGCAAGCAGGGAATCGGAGCAATCCCAATCAACGAAGACAATATGTGTAAGTTTGGGGCCATCGATGTAGATGTGTATGACCTCAACCATAAAGAATTGCAGGAACGAATAAACAAATTAGATCTGCCTCTGTTGCACTGTAGATCTAAATCGGGTGGTGCTCATTTGTATTTGTTTCTAAAAGACTGGGAACCTGCTGCTGTAGTTCGAGAGTATCTTACAGAGATGGCGATACTCTTGGGACACAGTGGCGTAGAGATCTTTCCCAAGCAGGATAAAATTATTGCTGAACGTGGAGACGTTGGCAACTTTATTAACATGCCATACTTCGATGCGGAGATGCCGCAGAGATTTTGTTACAACAAAAAGACAGAGGCTATGGAGCTTGATGAGTTCCTCACGGAGATAGACAACAAGCGTGTGAACTTGTCCGACCTTGAGGCACTGCGTTCATCACAATCCCAACGCAAACATTTTGAAGATGGACCGCCATGCTTGCGGCATATCTTTGCGGACGGACCACAGTCAGAACCAAGGAACAAGCTGCTGTTTATGATGGCGGTGTATTGTAAGAACAAGTTCCCTGATGATTGGCAAAACTCTGTAGAGGAATACAACCGCACGATGTTTTCTCCACCACTACAATCTCAGGAGGTAGCAACGCTTATCAAGCAGCACGAGAAAAAGGACTACGGATACACATGCAAGGACGAGCCGTTCAAGAGTTACTGTGATCCTGCGCTCTGCACCTTGGCTAAGTTTGGTATAGGTCAGGACGCACCCGATGCACCGCAGGTCGGTGGACTGACAATCATGCTGTCTGAGCCACGTTTGTATTTTATGGATGTAAACGGTACACGTATCCAACTAACAACGGAGCAGCTACAGAACCAGACGCTCTGGCAACGTGCTTGTATGGAGCAGTGCATGTTCATGCCTCCAACCACCAAGCCACAGAAGTGGCAGCAGATGGTCAACAACCTGATGAGTCAGGCTACTTACATAGACGTGCCCGAGGAACTCACGATAACAGGGCAATTCAAAGATCTGTTGGAAGCGTACTGCACCAGTCACATTCGAGCCATGGCTCCAGAAGAAATACTGATGAACAAACCATGGACCGACGGTGGAATTACCAAGTTTAAATTAGAAGGACTGCTCGAGTTTCTGCATAACAGAAGGTTTGCCATAACGAGCCGTGGACAGATAACCCAGATGATACGAGATCTCGGGGGTAATGACGCAAAACAAAACATAGTCAAACGAGGACCGAAGGGCGAAAAGAAAATTCAGGTCCGTTGTTGGTTTGTCCCTGCGTTTGAGGAAGAAGAAATAGAATTACCTGTAAAGGAGTACAGCAATGACATCCCATTCTAATCGACTGCTGCGGGTGGGTGAGGTAGCCGAGATGCTAGGTGTATCAAAATCCTACATATATAAACTGTCGCAGACCGGAGACTTTCCGAAGCCCATCGTTCTGGGTGACGAAACAAACAGAAGATCCTCGAGCCGTTGGGTTCTGACCGAGATCGAAGACTGGGTAAACACAAGACCAAGGGGTAAAGAGTATGATACCGAAAGCTAAATTAATTCTTGGACCGCCAGGATGCGGCAAAACCTACCGTCTAATAGAGGAGATCCGCAAGGCTCTGTCAAAAGGAACGCACCCATCACGCATAGCTGTGATCTCTTTCACACGGAAGGCCATCGAAGAGATGGTAACTCGAGCCTGTGAAGAGTTCGACTTGGAACCAAAAGACTTTCCATACATGAGAACATCTCATTCGTTTGGGTTTCGAGCTTTAGGCTTGCAGCCGCAAGACATTATGAAGAAGGATGACTACGACAACATAGGAGAAACCGTAGGACTAACCTTCGAAGGTAAACTATCAGACTCTCTCGAGGACGGAATGTCTCTGCCTTCCTTGGGTGGGTCAGGGTCAGACTACCTACAAATGATAGGAAGATCTCGTTTACGCATGGTTACGTTGGACAAAGAGTTCAACGACACGTCTGATCGGACGCTGCACTTCCCCAAGTTGGTGCAATTACACGAGCAGATTGAGCAGTATAAACAAGCCATAAACAAATACGACTATGTGGACATGATCGACAAGTACATACAGGTGGGTGACGTGCCAAAACTTGACTACCTGTTTATAGATGAGGCCCAAGACTTTACCCCATTGCAGTGGGAGATGGCTATTAAGATAGCAAGCGAGTCGGAAAATGTGTTCATCGCAGGGGATGATGACCAAGCTATCCACAGATGGACAGGTGTAGACGTGGAACTATTTAAGGAATGCTCCAAGGATATAGATGTTTTGGATCAGTCATACAGAATACCAAGGTCCGTGCATAAACTAGCGAGGGTCATTGCAGGTAGGATCGAGGATCGACACACCAAAATATTCAAACCAAGAGAGGAAGAGGGCTTGGTCGAGTGGATCAACCACCTTGATGAGACGCCGCTGCACGAGGGGTCGTGGACACTCATGGCAAGAACAAACGGCTACGTTCATGACATGGCAAAAAGAATTAAGAACATGGGGTTCAAGTACTCAATCAAAGGTAGGCCCAGTATCTCGGACAAACTGGTAGCAAACCTGTTTACTTGGGAGGATCTGTGTCAGGACAAGAAGGTCGGGCTACAAAGGATCAAGGATCTGTATTCGTCTGTACCAAAGCAGGGGCAGAATGCTGTGGTCAAACGTGGGTTTACGCAGAGGTTGGATGCGTTGGCACCAGATGCAGAGTTAACGATGGATGAATTACAAAAAGAATACGGTTTACTGGTGGGCGCAGAGCAGAGCGGCTACGAGGTGTTGCGTGTAAGCAGGGTAGAGCAGGATTACATTGCAGCAATGATGAGGAGGGGGGACGATCTACTGTCTGCTCCTCGCATAAAGTTGTCTACCTTCCATGCTATGAAGGGTGGAGAAGATGACAACTGTTTGGTATACTTAGGGTCTACCAAGTCTGCCTGTGAAAGCAGGTTTCAAGACGACGAGCACAGGGCGTTTTATGTTGGGATAACCCGAGCACGTAATTCTCTGTACATATTACAATCAACAAACAATTACAGGTACACGATATGAGATGTTTATATTGCGGAGAGCAGATGATTCAGGGTGGTGATCATGACTCGGACGAGGAGGGGTTCATTATGGTATCGAACTTCTCCTGTCCGAAGTGCGGTTCATTTGCTTTGTTCTATTTTCCAAATGATGAAGAGGAGCAAACAATCCAATGAAACGTCAAAAGGTTTTGGAGACAGCAGCAAAACTAATCCATGGTGACAGGGCCAAGGACTACGGTGATGCGTACAAAAACCATCAACGCATAGCCGATGGATGGAATATAATAATAGAAGGAGCCATAGAAAAGCATGGTCAAATAACTCCGGCCCACGTCACGCTGATGATGGACTGGGTAAAAACGAGCAGACTAATAGAAACAATAGACCACGAAGATTCGTGGATAGATAAAGCAGGATACACCGCCTTGGGTGCGGAGTTCATTGAGGAGAAATAATATGCAGGTAAACCTGTTTGGTAGTGCATTGCACCATCAGATCAAAGGAGAGTTAGATCTAATAGATCAGGACTGGAACATACCGCCAGAGTACCCAGATCTGACAGGCTACAAAGATGTGGCTGTGGATCTCGAGACCTATGATCCTAACATTAAAACACTGGGGCCAGGATGGGCACGTAAGGACGGACACATCATCGGCATAGCTGTGGCAGCAGGGGAATACAAAGGATACTTCCCGATACGCCACGAGAACTCACACAATCTAGATCCGAAGTTCACACTCAAGTGGCTGAAGAAACAGATGTCAGTGCCAGACATGAACGTGATAATGCACAACGCAACCTACGATGCAGGATGGATGAGAGCCGAGGGCATAGAAATAAAAGGCAGGATCATTGACACGATGATTACTGGCGCATTGGTGGACGAGAACCGTTGGTCCTTTGGTCTTGATGCGATGGCTCGAGACTACGTGCAGCTTCGAAAGGATGAGAAACTCCTACAGGCAGCAGCCAAGGAGTGGGGCGTAGATCCAAAGGCCGAGATGTATAAGCTACCACCCAAGTATGTAGGAGCTTATGCAGAGCAGGACGCGGTTGCTACTCTCAAATTATGGGAGGCACTAAAGGTTAAGCTAGAGAAAGAAGAACTCTGGCACATCTGGAATATAGAAACAGATCTCATACGTTGCATGTTGGACATGAGATCCAAGGGTGTACGTGTCAATCTGGACAAGGCTGAGATCAATAAGAAAATAATCAAAGAGAAGACGGTTGTTTTACGAGACTACCTCAACCGTGAAGCAGGTATGGAGGTGGACATCTGGGCCTCTGCTTCGATAGCCAAAATGTTTGATGAACTAAACATGGAGTATTTTACTACGGATAAAGGTGCGCCATCGTTTACCAAAGCCTTTCTAAACGACCACCCATCTAAAGTTTGTCGAGCTTTAGTCAAGCTACGTGAGTTGGACAAGGCAGACGCCACGTTCATCGACAGTATACTGCGCCACGAACACAACGGACGGATACACACAGAGCTACACTCCACGCGGAGAGATGAAGGAGGCACGGTTACTGGACGCTTCTCATCATCCAACCCAAACCTACAGCAGATTCCTGCTCGAGATCCCGACATCAAGAAGATGATCCGTGGTTTGTTTATACCAGAGGATGGTTGCCAGTGGGGGTCGTTTGACTATTCAAGCCAAGAGCCAAGATTACTGGTACACTTTGCAGCCTCCGTGCCTGTTGGATTGAGACACTCTGTGGTCGACAACATTGTAGACGAGTTCAACACAGGAGATGTAGATCTCCACCAGATGGTGGCAGACCTAGCAGGAATTACTCGTAAGCAAGCCAAGACTGTGAACCTTGGCATTATGTATGGCATGGGCGTGGCTAAGTTGGCAGATCAACTTGGTATACCTGCGGATGACGCGAAGAGTTTGATCAGACAACACAGGGACAAGGTGCCGTTTGTTAAAGGTCTTGCAGATCTGGCTACCAAACAGGCATCGGACAATGGTCAGATACGCACTCTCCTGGGCCGTAAGTGCAGGTTTCCCCTTTGGGAGCCTCTTACCTTCGGAGTAGGCAAACCCCTACCTCACGATGAAGCACAGAAGGAGTACGGCAAACAGATCAAACGAGCCTTCACATACAAGGCGTTGAACAGATTGATTCAAGGGTCAGCAGCCGACCAAACAAAGAAAGCGATGCTTGATTGTTACAACGAGGGACTTACTCCTATGCTTACGGTGCATGATGAGTTATGCTTCAACATAGAAGATGAAGCCCAAGTCGGAAAAATAAAAGAACTAATGGAAACAGGTGTACCTCTCAAGGTGCCCTCTAAAATTGACGTAGATATTCAACCAGATTGGGGAGAAGTAGAATGATAGATCCAAACATGAAGACACTTGGACTAAGAGAAATGCATCCAATGCAGGTAAAATGCCTGATGGATTTTGTTGGCACGACCATAGAGTTGGCTGCTGAAACAGGAGATGAAAAAACTTTACGAGATGTAGAGGCGTCTGCTGATGAACTTATACAACTGCTAGGAGGCAGGGGTGTAAAAGTAGAAGTGGAAGAAGACTAGTCGCTACGTCTTTGTATTTCTAGGTTGGCACTCTGCGAAGCAGGATCACCGAAGACACTTGGAGCGATGGTCTGCGCTCTCTCTACAAACCCTTCTGTTAAATTACCCGCTGTGTTTCTGATTTGAGCCAAGGTGTTTCTAACTGGAGTTGTGATAGCCTGTGGAAAAGACACCTCGGCCTGTGGCTGTTCTACTTCAGGAGTAGTTACCACTGGTGTAGCCTCGGCTACCCTACGTGCTCGATCCGCACGACGCTCTGCAAGTCTGGCATCTCTTTCTTCTTTTGCTACCAATGGCTGTAATTTTTGAAGACGACGTTCATTAGACAGCCTGTTTAGTTCTCCCCAAGGACGTTCTTTAATTAAATATTTTTTGTCTTCGCTACGCATTTCCAGCATGACATCTTTAATAAGTTCTTGGGATGCCAGACCGGGCCAAAACTCTCCACGCATAATGACATTAATTTCTTTTCCACCCATGCCTGATTTTTTAAGCCCTGCACGGATAGATTGGTCACTTGCACCCATGGCTCGAGCAGCTTCAATTTTGTAGTACAAGTTGCTTTGCTCACGGTATAAGTTATCGAGGTACGTGTTCCAACCTTCTATAACTTCTGGTATGGTTGCATCTGCACGTTTGATTTCTCTATTGGCAGAACCTTTAGCCGAGGATCTAAGGGGTAGGTACTCTCCACCTTGAAACTCGAAGTCAGTTCTTGTGTTGACGTTGATAGGTGTAAGACCTGTAACAACTCGGGCAAGCTCTTCATTAACCGCATACTCTTGACCACGAGTGCCTCCCTGATCCTTTATCGCTCGAAGCAATCGACCCTCTTGAAACTTACCAGATCGTTCTTCCTGAAACATGCGACCATAGCCTGGAATGTATGTGCCAGCTATGTGAACAAGACTCTTTTGCATTTTAGTTCCAAAAGAATCTGAGCCTACATAAACTTTTGAACCTGTCTGTGTTTCTCCGTCTCGACCAATCCAAGACTGTGGCAGCACATCTCTCACCCGTTCGTAGATCAAGGATTCAGACAAGAACGGTTCGGCGTAACCCTCGATAGCAGACCAAGCAGAGTTTAATATTTGATCAGCCTCGCCTTTACCTAACTCACCTCGCTCAAAGTATGTTCGAAGAGCAGCCCGGGCAGGGTCTAAAACAAATGCATGTGGGAAGATAAAGCTTAAATCTCCCATAGATATTTTACCACGCTTATCGTTATCGAGAACAATCATCTGATGTCCGTCGTAGAAGTCTGCTGTTAAGGTAAGAGCGGCGTTCATTTCCTGCTCTGTGGTTCCTGTTGCAAGCATCGAAGCTTTGGTCATGGCTGCTGGAAGAATCGCGGACGTAGCTACATAGGATGTAAGTCTGTTAGTTCCGATACCGTGGATGCGTCGTTCAAGGATCTTTGCGTTCTCTTCTCCTATTGATTCGATAAGAGCTTTACCTGCATCTGTGTTAGGATCTATTTTAAACGACAACTCCTTAATTCCTCGAGCTAAAGTGTTAGCAGAGTTCCTGATGTTTTCAGATGCGAACGATGTAAAGTTACCAAACACTGGGATGGCATCGAGTCTACGGATTGCTTTACCTACACGGCTGTAAACAGGCATGGTATCTTTAACAATGTCGCCCGACATTGTTAGGAGAAAGTTTGCAGGGGATTGTTCAAGAGATAAAGACGCACCACGTTTGGCTATGCCTTGTTCTACAAATACCTTTTGCAGTTGAGGAAATACATTTGGTGGTAGAGCGTTGATGTCTAAGTCTGCTTTACCAAGAGCATTGGTTACTTTTCCTTGTTCTGCAAACACGGACATCATCTTAAAGAAAGAGTCAGAGTTAGAATATAAAGATTCAAGCTGCTGCATAAAAGGGATAAGAGATGTTGCTTTATCCACCGCACTTTGTATTCTGCCTGTGGTTTTAAAATCCTGTGCCATTTCTTTGAAGTCTCGAAGGGCAGAGGTCACAAGGCTGGTATCCATAACGCCCAA